AGGGCTTCACGCTCTACCTGGTTCACAATTTCTTTGTGCCGCTCGATCATCTGGTCAAACAACACATTGATGCCGTTGCTTCCGCCCTCGTAAGCCTCGGTTCGATTTGAGCCCTCCGAGATAAGATCGTAAATAACCCGGAAGGCATCGGATATTTGTGCTGCCCGTGCCGCCCCATCAGAAATCCTTGCCATCTTGTCAAGGTGCTCTTCCGTGATTGTGACCTGTGCCGCCCTGCCTTCCTTTGCCCCTTTTTTCATAAGATCCTCCTTCTCCCGCCGAAGCGGGTTATTTACACAACAGCACACGCAGAAGAGGTAAGGGCATTCATGGAGTGTTGCGAGATTGGAACAAGACAGTTGTTGAATAAAATCAATTTGTGTAAACTGCATTCCAGCCATTCGCTTACCTCGTTTAAGCGTGTGGTCAGAAGCCGGTGAGAGTTCCCGCTCTTGCCGGTTTCGCTTTTCTTGATACGCCCTTGCCAGGGGGAATGCAAGCATAATATTGAATGCCTCACCTCTTTCTGTTGTTCCGGCTCTAGTTTGGTGAGGGGTCTGGCTTGACGTTCCGAGATCGGCTGAATGGGTACCGTGGTACCCAAATTAGAAATTACCTGAGAGGATGCAATCAGCTTGTTTGCATAATTTCTAGCAAACTGCCACCTCTCCCGGCAGTAGTGCTCAAACGAGCTTGCCATCGCCTCACCACGCTCTTTCCTCGCCCTGGTCGGTGTGATTGTATGGCCCTTTTCAATCTCGGGCATCTGGTGCGGTTCTCTGCATCCTCTGTGATTCCATAAGACGTAGGGTCTTCCTTGCCCCTTCGATCAAGACCGGCAGAGCTGCGGGCATGACCGCCCCGGGGTGCTCCCGCTTCCATGCCTTCCACCAGCCTTCCAGCTTCCCCTGATAAGGCCAGGAGTAGGCGTAAACCGTGATACGCCGCTCTCCGCTGAACCATTCCTGAATCGGTTTGGGGATGCCGCCCAGACTGGTCTTTCGCCGTTTCCGATATGTTCCCTTCGGTGTTGTCATTATCCAACGTCCTCCGGTGCCAGTTTTAACGCTCGCAGAGCAGAAATCATCTGCCCCCGATTGTCTCGCTCTATGCTTATCGCCGGGTGTGGCTTCTGCTGACCGAAACGATCCACGATTACAGCCCCGTCCCGGTCAATCAGCTTCCGGGCCTCTGCCGCCCTCTGGAAGGCCTCACATGCAGCCTGGAGAAGAACCAAGCCTGCTGCATCGTCAATCTGATAGTCCGCTGTGAGCCGTTCCCATAGTCGCCGGGCATCGGCCTTTAAGTGTTTCGGTGGCTTCATTCGTCAGCCTCCAGAATTTTTATTTGAAAATCTCCCGCTGATTCTGCGAATGCGGACCAGCGCGGTTTCGGGAAACTCGTTTTTCGGCAAGATATTCGAGTACCCCCTTGCCAGTGCCCTCAAACGGGCTCGCCAAACGTCCACCACTGCATTCTATCGTCCCGGTCCATGTCTGAGTATGGTCTGATTCGTTCTCGGGGATTCTGTGCGTTCTTTTTCCTCGGCATGGGAATGAAGCCGCGTTTGATATCCCGCTTCCGGTCTCTCTTGTGCCTTGCTGATCTCGCCATCTTGCAGCCCTCGCTTATTGTATTTTGGAAAGAACCGGCCCCCCTTTTTGCGGCCATGAGTAGTGATGCCCCTTTCGGGTACTCACGGCCAGGGGGCCGGGGTGCGGGTTCGAGGCAATTCAACCCCTTCCGCTGCCGGTGTTTTTCTGGAGACAGGCACTACCGGCTTATCCTGCGCGCATTCTGCGGCTGAAAGAGTACCGCCAGGCATGCGCTGCCTGTAGAGCGTCTTATGCCGTAGGAGCTTCCAGGGGATGCCCCTTGACCACGTTCACACCGACTATCGTCCCGGTGGTATGCGTGCCAACAGCCGTCACAAGGACCTTGACAAACCGTTTCCCGCCCACATAACCGAAGCGGTACACCTGTGAAGCCTCGGCATCTGCATCAATCGTGAGACAGACACCTTCAGCCGGGGTCACTCCGAGAACATCATCAGCCGCCACGTTGCCATAAGCCCCGGCACTCCCGGTGCCGTCATCGTCCGCGTGAGTAGTGGTCACGGTAAACTTGACCGCTGCCCCCAGGGTGTCGCCAGGGGCCCCCGCTGTTACCTCGATCTCTGCCGAATCATACCCGGCAAGGTCGATCTCTGCTGTTCCTGTCACTCCCGTTGTGAAGAGCTTGGGCAGGACAACAGGAGCAATGTCTATATTGTCGTGTAAATCCTTCATGTCTTTCCTTTCGTAAGAAGAGGGGCAGGCTTCCCTGCCCCTGTCTGGCTTAGCCCTCGGCAATCTTCAGAAGCTTGATCGCCTGGTGATTGCTCACGCCGCCCGCCACGCGCTTGGTGGCGTAGAACTTGACGTGCCCCTTCCTGGTGTAGGGATCGCGCAGAAGACGGATTCCCGCCTTGTGGTCAACGATGGTATAGGCCCGCTTGAAATCAGCGAATGCGATAGGATACGCATCAGCCCCGATATCGGGCATATTATCATCAACCTCAACCGGCTTGCCCAGGAGCATATCCGGTGCACCGTCAGTAAGACCCGGCCTCCAGATATAATTCCCGTCACCGTCCTTGAGCTTTCGAACAACGCTCAAGGTGGTATCGTTCATGAGCCAAATGCCATTCCTGCGGTACACAGGCTTCAAGGCATGCTGAAGGTTAATGAGTGCATCCACATCGTTGAGCAGGGAAGCGTTCCCCCCGGCAACATAACCGATCTTGCCCCATTCCCAGCTTGCATTTGCAACCGTGTCATAGGCCAGGATACCCTTGGGCTTTCCGACGGCATTCCCGGTGATGAATGCCGCGCCTTCCATCGAAACGAACACATCGTTGATTTCCTCAATGAGCCACTCGGCAACATCGAAATCGCTCATATCCAGGAGCTTCGATGTCACCGCGGGAAGAGCATAGAGTTCGCTCATTGCCGGGGCGAACAGCTTGAGCTCCGGGGTGTCGGTTTCGTCCCGGTCTCCCTTCTCTGCTACCCAGCCGCCGGACGCGCCGCCGGCGGAAATGGGCTTCTTGTACTCGCCGGTCGTTGTCTTGACATTCGCCAGCCGCCGCATGGCAACCGCGTCTGTCGCAAGCCGCTCGATCTTCTTGTCCATCTCAACCGGCACGAGGAAGCCGCCGTCCGGGTCGGAGAGCGTGGACATGCTCGCCTGTACTTCGAGGTCGCGCAGAGCCGATTCATTGCCGCCTTTTCTCGCCCAGGCAAGAAACGCCTTCTCGTGCTCCTTGGCTTCGGCCAGATTCGTGCGTGAAGATCCACCACCCGGAAACTGCCTTACCGCAACGGCCGTTTCAATGGCCTCAAGCTGCTTGGATATGGCCTCGATCTCGCGATCAAACGACTCAAACCTTGTTTCCGCTTTACCCTTGTAGAGATTGAAGTTATCGCCAATGGCACTAATCATCCTTTGTACTTCTTCATGCGTATAACTCATGAAAATTCTCCTTTGTTTTTAATAATTTGTGGTGCTCTCCCGGCCCTGGTGTTCGCTCTCGCGTTTAAGCCTCTCGGCCGCACCGCGCTCTCGCGTTTTGAAACCGGGGTGAAACATCCCTGCCCACTCTCGCGGACATGGCGAATATATAGATGCGCTAGCATTCTATTCATTGTCAAATTCCCTTGCCGCCCAGGGCTTGCGCTTGCCGGTCCATGTCCGCATGAGTTCATTCCGGTGCGTCTTCCATAGTGCCCTGAGTTCGTCCCGGCCTGCCGGTGATACTAAGGTGAAGGGTCTTACCCAGGAAGATCCGTCCGGCCATCCTTTTTTTCCGGGCAAGCAACAGTCACCCGTCAGGAGTAGGTGCTTTTCCCCATCGGTGAGGGGTGTTATCTTGCCCCTGGTGCGTTTGGTTCGATTACTTGGCATTGTTCAGAATCCTTTCAGCCCAGGGCATCCCACGCCGCCCGGCTGCACTCCATTCTTTCAAGAGCGTTCCTCGATGCTCTAGCCATGCCTTTTTTATTATGCCG